CATGCGCCCTTCGCCCGCCCAAGCAGCCCCGACGCTCGCCCAGCTGCAGCGGGTCCTGCCGCCCGGGCCGGACATCCCGGCGCGCACCCAGTGGGGGAACTTCCTGCCCGCCGACCGTGACGCCGTCATGGGCTCGGTCGCGCAGGCGCTGAACGCTCATGCGATCTCGATCCAGACGGCGGTGGCGATGCTGATGGCGGCGGGGTTGCCGATCGAGGACGCGCAGGCGGAGGTGGAGCGGATCCAGGCCGACGACACCGCCGCGGCGCTCAACGTCGCCAACGCGACGGGGTCCGAGGTTTTGGCCGCCACGCGACTTGGACTCGATCTGCCGGACGCCGGGCAGCCGCCGACGATCCAGCTGCCGCCCGCCGGGTCCTGATCTGACTGCATCCCGAAGGGCCTGCGGTGGGCGTCGGACTCTGGCGCCCGTGAAGCCCCGCCCCGCCACCCCCGAATCGTTCGCCCTCCCGGGCCGCGACGACCGCCACCGGTTCTTCATCGACCCCGCCTCCGGTCGCCTCCTGCCGCTGATCCAGGGCGGCGAAGGCGAAGGTGCCGCACCCGGCGCGGCCACCGCCGCCGACCTCGCCGCCCTGCAGGCCCAGATCGACGCCGCCAAGAACGGCGCCGTCACCGACGCCCAGAAGGCCGCCTACCTCGACGTGCTCGCCAAGCTCGGCGTCACCGACCTCGACCAGGCCGCCCAGCTGATCAAGGCCAAGCAGGACGCCGACGCCGCCAACCAGGACGACCTGCAGAAGGCCCAGGCCGAGGTCGACCGGCTCAAGGGCGAGCTCGCCTCCGCCCAGACCCTCGCCAACACCAACGGCGGCGCCGTCAACGAGGCCGCCAAGCAGCGCCTCATCGAACACGCCCTGCTCCGCAAGGGCATGACCCTCGACGCCGCCGCCCAAGCCGCCCCCCTCGTCCAGGTCGGCGACCTCGACGCCGAGACCGCCGTCGCCACCGTGACCGCCGCCGTCGAACAGACCGCCACCACGTTCCCGCAGCTGTTCACCGCCGCCGCCGGCACCCCGCCGCCGCCCGCCCCGGGCCTGCCCGGCGCGACCCCGCCCGCCTCCACCGGCATGGGCGGCAAGACCATGGAGCAGCTGGGCCGCGAAGTCGCCGCCCAGCGAGGCCTCCCCACCCGCCCCGCACCCGCCGCCTGACCCCAGGAGCACCCCGTGGACCTCGCCCTCACCGACACCAGCTACAGCTCGTCGGACCAGACCTGGCTCGTCGACCCCGACTACGCCTGCAAGGTCGGCTGCACCCTCGACCTGTCGCTGTTCGACTCCGACACCCTCGCCGAGTGGACGTCCGGAGCGAAGGGCGCCATCCCCGCCGGCCTCGCCCTCGGGAAGAAGACCTCCACCGGCAAGTTCGGCCCCTACGCCGGCAGCGGCAACGAGGTCCAGACCGTCACCGTCGTCCAGGGCTCCCCGCCCGGCGGCACCTGGACCTACACCCTCGAGGGTGAGACGTCCGCCGGCATCGCCCCCGGCGCCTCCGCCGCCACCGTCAAGACCGCCATCGTGGACAGCATGTCCAACATCGGCGTCGACGACATCGACGTCTCCAAGTCGGGGGACGTGTACACCCTCACGCTCAAGGGTCGATGGGCCGGGGTCAACGTCCCGGCCGGCTCGGTCACCGACTCCACCACCGGCACCGGCCACGGCGTCACGATCGCCCAGACCACCGCCGGCGGCTCCACCGCCTCCGACGGCACCGAGACCTTCGCCGGGATCCTCTGGGACGACGTCCCCTTCACCGCCGGCGCCACCACCGGCAACCTCGGCGCCTCCCGCATCGTCCTCGGAGCCGTGTACCTCGCCAAGCTCCCCATCGACGCCGGCAACCCCGGCGGCGTCGATGCACTCGCCCAGGCCAACACGGCCGTGAAGATCGCCTTCGTCTGAGAGGACCAAGCACATGGCCGACCTCTACACCGCCGTCAACCCGATCGAGCTGACCGCCGTCGCCCGGGTACTCCCCGAGGACCCGCAGTACACGCTCGGCACGGTCTTCCCCGACCAGACCGTCCCGTCGATCGAGTTCGCCCTCGACCAGCTGCAGCGCACCAACCGGGCCGCCAAGTTCCGCAGCTACGACGCCCCCGTCCAGATCGGCAAGCCCCCGACCTTCATGCGCAAGGTCGGGCAGCTCCCGCCGCTCGGCGAGGCCTACCTGGTCGGCGAGTACCGCCGGCTCCTCGAGCAGCAGCTGCAGCTCGCCGGCGCCGCCATCTCGCCGCTCGTCACCCAGGCCGCCACCGGCTACGTCCCGCGTGGCGTCGCCGCCATCCGGGCCCGCATGGAGCTCGCACGCGGCCAGGTCCTCTCGACCGGCAAGTTCACGATCGCCGACGAGGGCGGTCTCGTCGGCCTCGAAGCCGACTTCGGTGTCCCGTCCGAGAACTTCGTGATGCCTTCCACCCACGAGTGGGGCGACCACGCCAACGCCACCCCGATCGCCGACCTGCAGACCTGGGTCACGCAGCTGCGTGACTCCAGCGGCACCTGGCCGGACACGATGGTGCTCGGCAAGACCGCCACCCAGGACCTGCTCAACAACGCCGCCGTCAAGGTCCAGCTCGGCTCCCTGCTGGGCGCGGCGCCGGCGGCGTCGGTGCCGCAGGTCAACCAGATCCTCGCCGCCATGGATCTCCCGCAGATCGCCACCACCGCGGACGGCCGGCCGGTGCGGCCCGCCCGGGTCGACCTGGACGGCACCACCACCGACACGTTCGACGCCGACACCGTCGCCATCTACACGGCCGGTGCGCTCGGCAAGACGCTGTGGGGTCCGACGTTCGCCGCCCTCGAGATGGTGTCGGACGGGGTCATGCAGGCCACCGACGCCCCCGGGATCACCGCCTTCGTCGAGAAGGACGGCAACCCGGGCGAACTGTTCACGGTCGTGGACGCGATCGGCATGCCGACCATCGAGCAGCCCTGGGGCCTGCTCGTCGCCACCGTCAACAGCTGAGCCGCCCCGTGGCCGACGCTGAGCCTGCCGCCGGGACCGTCGAGGAGGTCCTGGGCCGTGTCGCCTCCGGGAAGGTGACGGCCAGGGCCGCCCTCGACGCCGAACAGGCGAAGGACCATCCGCGGTCGACGCTGGTCGAAAAGCTGAAGGCGGTCGCCGACATCGACGAACCCGCCGAACCACCCACTACATCCAGACCAACGACACCGGAGTCCGAGGCTGCAGACCTCGGGAGGGTGCTGGTGGCGAACGTGAACGTCGCCGGCACCGTCTACCGGTCCGGCACCCCCGAAGCCGACCTGCCCCCCGAGGTGGCCGCCGTGATCGGCGCTCACGTCTGGGGACCCGTCGACCGGGACGGCTGATCGTGGCCGCCACCCTGGACGACGTCCGGGACTGGGTCGGCTCCACCCCCGACGACGACACCGTCACCGCCGCCCTCGACCGCGCCGACGGCGACGCCCAGGTCGCAGCGTTGGGGATCCTGCGCCGCCGCCTCGTCGACATGCTGGCCAACCCGACGTCGTGGGCCGACCAGGGCGACTACCAGGAGTCGTGGGCCGCGAACATCGCTCCGCTGAAGGAACGGATCGCGGACCTCGAGCGGCGCCTCGACACGGCGTCGCTGCCGGCTCTGTCGACCGGTCAGCTGGAGCGGTGCGACTCGACCAGGTTCCCGCGGTTCGGCAGGTAGACCGGATGCCGCAGCCGGGCGAGGTCTCAGCGGCCGCCGACGAACTGATCCGCCTGTACGCGGCGGCCGAGCAGCGGCTGCTGGACCGGTACATGGCGATCCTGGCCGACCCGTCACGCTCCACTGAGGCGTCCCGGTTGCGGGATCTGCTGCGCCAGGTGGACGGCGAGCTCGGCCGCCTCGACGTGAAGACCCGTGACTGGTTCCGGACCCGGTACCCGGCGATCTACCAGCTGGGCGCCACCGAGGTCGCCGCCGGCGGCTTCTCGTGGACCCAGGAGCACCGTGAGGCCGCCCAGGCGCTGGCGGCCCGGTCGTACGAGGACCTGTTGGCCAACACGCAGCACGCCGGCGCCTCCCTGAAGCGGGCCGTGCGGGACTCCGCGGCCCGGGAGACGGCCAGGTCGATCCTCGACGGCACCACGACCCCGCAGCGGGCCGCGGTGGACCTGCGGCGACGGGTGCAGGCCGAGACCGGTGCCAGCACGGTGACGTACAGCAACGGGGCGAAGCACTCGTTGGCCGACTACGCCGACACGGCTCTTCGTACGACCAGCTCCATGACCTACGTCGAGGGGGAGCTGAACCAGTCCGAGCAGGACGGGGTCGAGTTCCTGCTTTGCATCGATGGACCTGACTGTGGCCTCGAAGATCACGACGACCCAAACAAGGCCAACGGGCTGGTGCTGTCGATCGACGAGGCGAGGGCGTACCCGATCGCCCACCCACGCTGCGCCCGTGACTGGTCGCCGATGCCGACGATCACCTCGAAGCGAGCGGCCGAGAAGGCGTCGGTGCCGTTGGAGGACCGGCAGGCGGCAGCCGAGGCCGAGCGGGCCCGAGCCCACGCGCAGCCGGTGAAGTTCAGCGTCGAGCACCAGGCTGCTCTCGACGCCCGGCCGGCGC